CGATACGTAAGCCTCGATCTTCTGCATTGCGTGTGCTCCCAGTTATGGGTATTGGTATCTGATGATCACGACGCCGCGACCGCCGTTCGCGCCGAGCGCGGTGAATGGGGCGTCATGGCCCCACAGGCATTGAGCGGCGCCGCAGATGAGGACGGGCGGTCATCGATAGAACCTGTCGTAAACCTCGCCCAAAGGCGCGACGACGAGATTGCCGGTAGCAACCCGCGCAGCAAGATACGCAAGCCACGTCTCGAAGTTCGCCGTAGTCATCTCCAACGATCCAGGCCCAGAAGTGACGGCGCGATGGATCGTGATGATTGCCCACGTCCCATCGGTCTCGGCCTGATCGATGATCGTCTGAATGTCCGCTGCGGTCGTCGTGCTTGTGATCTGCACCGCACCACGCAGGTGGAATGGGTCCGGTGGCTTGTAGCCGAGCTGCATCTGCTCGGTGTAGAGATTTGTCGATGCGCGCGAGCACTCCACACCAGCAAGCCGCATCGCGTCATACACAAGGCGCTTTCGAGCGTCTGACGTACCGGCCACGCTCCAGTTAGCCCAGGCATTGACCGCTTTCCCGATCCCCCGCACCCATCCTCGATCGATGAAGTATTCCCACTGGTCGTTGATGTCGTTCGCTATCGCCGCAGCGCTCGTCCAGTCGGTTGCGTTGACGTACCCGTTCTGCTTGGTGCCATCGAACGTGTGATGGATGCACTCGTGCCCCTCCTTGTACATCTGATCGATTTGCGCCTCGGTCATATACGACGCACTCGACCCGATGAAACTATTCACGAGCGCCAAACTCGTCTTGAACCGGTACGCATCGAGCAGCGGCTTGATGATCTCATACTGACTGATATAGGCACCGTCCATCACGATGGACACATGCCCCGGTGTACGTGCATTGACACGCAACGGCCCAACCCATACTGGATAGGCATTCGATGCCGCCAGGGTCGCCTGCACGATACGTACCGCAGTGATCGTGGTTGTATCCAGATCGCCGATGACCGCGCCGCCGCTGTACACGATTTGCCCTGTCTCTGTGGATGAACGCGAGAACGTGAACACATGCCATCCACCCGGCGCGATGTTCTCGAAATTGCATTGCAGGCGAATCGTGTCGCCGCCGTTGAGCATCAACCAGACCTGGAATGCCGCAGTGCTGATACCGACGTTCGCCGCTGTGAGTACGTTCGTGATCTTGATCGGCACCTGGATCGTGCGGAAATTCTTGAGCTGGATCGCGTTGGTGAATGTGAACGCGGCAATGTACGTGCCGGTGGATGCATCAGAGAACGTGCATTTAACGCATGGCAGGCCGTCGAGCGTGACCGCCGTATCGAGCGCCACATCGTCGTTGGCGTCTGTCGATACCATGGCGAGCGAGCCGGTGCTCGCCTGCCAGTCGCAGAAGATGCCGCCGGGGGAGCGCTCAGTGCGACCTATAGGAACGATATGACCGGTAGGATCAACAACGCCACCGATACGCCCGTTCGGATATTGTTTTACGACCTGTCGCCGCTCTGGTCCTGATGATTCAATGGCCATCAGCACACCCCCGCGCGCGAGATCGACACGACGGCCGGAGACTCGGTCTGCGCCCTCGTGAACCTCAGATGACTGATCGGCGCATCGAACACACTCTCCGTATACGATGTCACCGTCCCCGCCGCCCAGTTCGTGTAGTTCACCCCACCATCACACGAGTACGCCACCGCGATCGAGTACCCCGACCCGGGGTCGGCAAAGACGGTCGACGGGAACGAATAGCCCTTCAGGTCGAAGGTCTGAACATCGACCCCGTCCTCGAACGCCGTGATTCGACTTACCCCATGCATGCCCATACTCGATGCGCTCCTATACGTCCGCCGTCACTCGAATGACCCTGTCCCCATCGCAGCGCACGATCGCAGTCATGCCGACCGCGATGCTCACGCCCGCCGATGGCGACCCTGAATTCACCACGCGCACGCCGAAGCCGCTGGTGTTCGCGTAAACCGTGTACGTCCTCGGGATCGACGGCACGATCAAGTCCGACTCTGCGGTCTGCGCGCCGGTGACCTCGATGGTCTGGTTCAGCGCCTGCTCTGCCGTGAGCGCGTAGCTCTGCGGCGAGCCGATCGCGATCCGCAGCAGACCCTCGACCGGGAACACGAGCACGCGCTTGTCCGTGTAGCTCGTGACCGCGCCACCGCTTGCCACCGCCTGATAGAGCGGGATGCGCCCGGCCGTGAATCCCGTGGTGTTCGCGCTCACCACGCCAGCGCGCGTCGCCTCGATGTAGTTCGTGGCGCCGTTCGTGAGCGAGAGCGTGCCGTTCGCGATGCTGGTGACAACACCATCGACCAGCATCTTGCCGCCGTAGTAGTTCCAGGTGAGCGCCGTCGATGTCGGCATCCGCCCGAACATCATCGAGGGCGATGCGGCATCGAAGTTCGCGTTGGCAGTCGTTTCCTTCTGCGATTGCGCGGTCGTGATCTGTGTGATGTTGCTGGTGGAGTCTGCCATCGATGTCGCCTATACGTTGATCGTCGCCGTTCCCGCGAACCCGCGGCCGACCGTCGCGCTGACCTGGTAGACCTTCACGTAGATCGTCGTCTGGTTCGTGCCGAAGTCCGTCACCTGCTGGGCGCTCGTGTAGCTCGTCGTCGCGCTCGTCAGCCCGGTGATGGTTCGCTTCAGCGTCGTGAATGCGGCCGACGAGTAGATCTCGACCTCGTACGCTTCCGGCGTGTCGTCCACCGGCACGTCCACGTAGTCGCGCCATTCGGCGTTCAATCGAGCGCGGCGTGTCCAGGCGATCGTGATGTCCCAGGACGCGTTCGCAGTCCGGCCGGCGCGGATATGTACCGGCGCCAACGGCTCCAGCCCCACCGCTGCCGGCGTGAACCGTATCGCCGCGGCCTCTGCGACCTGCTGCCCGAAGCTCGGCGCCTTGAAGATCAGCGGGATTCCGATGTCTGCCGTTGCCAGCGCGACCCGCTTGGTCGTCGCCGTATCGAGCAGCACGAACTGGTCGCCGATCGCGTGCGTCGTCATGTACTGCTCGGTGCCCTTGCGTCCGCGCAGCAGCCCGGTCAACGTATACTTGCCGGCCGCATCCAGCGTCGCGGTCCGGAACTGGATCAGCTCCCCGCCAAGGTAGGCCGCGTTCGCGCCGGCCAGCACGAGTTCGGTGCTCGAGCTCGACAGCGTCCCGCCGAAGACCTGGACCTGCACAGAACTCGACTCGTCGAAGACGTTGCCGCCGCCGAAGTTCGCAAGAACCGTGAGCGCCGAGCCCATGACGTTCGGTTCCAGGAACGAGGTCGAGGTCGGCTCGTACGTCGTCCCGTTGTCGCGGCTCATCCAGAGCTCGGCACCGGACCAGCCGGTGAAGTAGCCGGCGGCTGCGGCGTAGAAGCCGGGGCCGTCGTCGGTGTCGCGCAGTAGCGGGATATCGAGCAGCGTCAGTGCTGTCGGCCCACCGGCGCCGACGGCGCCAGTTGCCGCAGGGGCCGCGACCCCGGTCGCCTCCAGTGCGCCCAGGTCAAGATCTTCGGTCACGGCGGTGAAGGTGATGAGCCCGCCCGTCTCCAGCTTGTCGACGATGCGCACGGTATACGCATCGGCCAGCGTGACCACGTCGGTCGGCTCCAGGTAGGCGTACTCGCGCGAGACGTGGAACGTGATGCCGTTGCGTGACGCCCAGGCGTCGAAGAGCGCCCACTGCGAGACGCCTGCAGCGAAGTCGTCCGACATCTGCAGCGCGAGATCGAGCGTCATCTGCTCCTGGCTCAGCCCGGTCAACCGGCGCGCGTACTGCGCGCTGATCTCGTGCCGGCTGTCGAGGTATCGCACCGCGACCTCGCGCGGGAGTTCCGTCTCCAGTTTGCGCACGTTCGCCACCGGTGCCGGCGGTTGCTGGCCGTAGAAGCGTGCGGCGAGATCATCCTCGGGAATGTCGGCGACCACGGCGCCGCCCCGCTTCACGAACCGGATCTGGTTATCCGACTCCACCGCATCGAACCGAAACGCGGCCATGAGCGGTTGCAGTGCCGCCCGGACGGATGCGCGGGTCGCGATGGTGTAGCCGTCGATCTCGTCGGTCGCCAGGTCAGTGACATCGATGTCGCCGGACTGAAGTCCTACCCGTTCGCACAGGTCGGCCACGAAGTCATCGAGCGGCGTCGATGCCGCGGTCACCCGGGCGAGCGGCTCAAGCTCGTGCAGGTAGATCGTGCCGCCGGACGACGACCAGAAGATCAGTCGATTGTCTTCCGTGAACCCGATCGGCGTCAGCGTGCTCGTGTTCTCCGATGTCGAGAGGATCTCCAGTGTGCTCGGGTGGATGATGTAGCAGGCACCGGTACTGACCCATGCCGCGATCAAACCTGACGGACTCTCAAACAATCGGGAGACTGCGCCGGACGGGATCGCCACGGAACCGATCAGGTTGCCGCTCGCATCGCGCTTCTCGACATCGGTGCTCGCGCCGGAACGCGCCATCCACAGATAGCCGTCGCGGCTCACCAGCAACCCGTGCACGGCGTAAGCAGTGCCGGTGAGCAGCAGCACCTTCGACTCCGTCTCGGTGTCGAGGTAGCCGACTTCGTGCGAATAGGTCGTCGACCCGTAGACGTAGCAGCGTCCCGTGATCCCGCAGGCATTCGTGAACAGGTGCGTCGAGCGCGACGCTGTCAGTAGCACCTCGATGACTTGCATCGAGTCGTCGTCGAGTTGGAAGCGGTATAGATTTGCCGAAGACGAACTGTCGCCTTGCGCATATCCATTGAAGTAGTCGGTCCAGGCAATGCCGTAGAGGCTCGCGCCACTACCCATGCTTCCAGGGGCGCCAGAGTATTCCGTCACCGTCCCATCGTCGTGCAGGATCCCGGCAAACCCTCCGGGGTTGTTGAAAAAACCCTGCCCGTCGATGGTCAGGCCGACGGGAACGTAACCCCACAGCGAGCGCAGATACGTCGAAGCGACCGCGCCGGCGTAGTAGTTCAAGCGCACCGCTGTGTTCGAAACCGCCCCGAGCGCCCAGATGTTGCCAGCGCGCCCGAGTATGGTCTTTCCGCTCGTGTCGAGCACGCTCGTCGTGGTGACCGCGGTGCCGCTGGTGATGTCGAGCTCGTCAGCAACAGACCCGGCCTTGACCACTTCGAACGCCATCGGCGGGATTCTGCCGCCGTAGTCTGTGACGTCCATGCCCTCGATCACGACATAGCACGACCCACGATAAGCCGGTGTGTCCGCACCTTTGTCGGCGTAGATCAGCGGGTCGACCGCTTGCGATTCGGACCCGGGATAGAACCGGATCTGGCTTGCCGCGAATGCCGACGCAGCGATCGTGCTGCTCGCCGCATCGGCGGAGACGTTGTACTTGAGTTCCTCTGCGATCCAGGCCTTTCTGATTCCGACGCACTCACCCTCGCCGATCAGCACCGCGAAGTCGGCGTAATAGCGATAGGTGGTCTGCGAGACCGTCTGCCCGCCGCCGCCCTTGCCTTGTTCTTGGCTGGTCGGTGTTGCCACCTCCCGAATGGCGCGCGACCAGATGATATTGCCGGCGACCTTCGGCGTGCCGGCCAGGATCGGGATCATGGCGCCGTAGGCCGATGTCTGGACCTTCAGGTCCGAGAACCGCGGGCCTTCCGAGTGCTGGTCTGGTCCGGTCTGCGGGAACAACGCCTGGCCGATGAGCGACCCGGCCGCCCAGCCCCAGGATGCGGCACCGACGCCCAGGAACGTGCCGCCAATAGCGCCGCCCACCGCCGAACCTGCAGCGGCAAGCGCGAGCACGGCCATCGAGTCAGTCCGTCAGCCAGGGCGCCGCTTCGCGGAACCGATAGCAGCCGCGAACCCGCCTCATCCAGACCATGTCGAGCGGATGCTCGACGCAGCGCCCGACCTTCTCGTACGCATGCACGACCCAGACCGGGTTGACCTTGCTGACGATCGCCACGTGCTGCTCGGCATGGAACGCGAAGGTGAGCACATCACCCGGCGCAAGGTCGCAGTACGGGATCGCGTCCAGGTGATCGCGCAGCGCCTCCCGGAACGCTCGCTCGTCCGGTTGCCGGCTGTAGCCGTCGATACGCACATCGCGCATGCGCAGATCGTAGGCGACGCACATGAGCAGACCAGCGCAATCGATGCCGGCGCCGCGCAGTCGCCCCTGGTGCATGAACGGCGTGCCGACATAGGACCGTGCCGCCTCGACGATGGCGGTACGGTCGACCATCACGGTGTTCATGTCCCGCTCGCAATGCCTTCAATGCCGGGCAGATGCGGGAAGCCGCGGAAGTTGATCACGTTGTTGAATTTGTCCCGGCAAGTGGCGAGCGACTTGTCGTCTCCCACGGTCACCGAGAACGTATCGCTCACTGCGACGGCAAAAGGCATCGGCAGCACAAGCTCGATCAACCCTCCGAACGTGAACGCCTTCACCTCCATGGCGAGACCGGCGTTTAGGCCGTTTGTCCAGGTAAGCAGGCCGCCAGCGAACCAGCCGGTCGCCTGCCCCAGTCCTGACGCGGTGAAAAGCCGATTGTTTGTGACGCTCGCGACGGAATCCGCGACCCTTCCATTCGGGAACACATCAAGGTCAATGCCGCACCGCGCATCGCCGCAGTCCGCATTGCACCCAGGAGCAACGATCCGCCCGATCGCCTGCTGCATCTTCTGCATCATTCCGCGGAGTTCGGCGACGAACGCATTGCGTCCGGTGCGAACCTCGCCAAGTTGCCCGCGCCGCAGCTTCAGCGTGCCCTGCGTGAGATCCGCATAGTTCACCTGGAAGATCTCGATGTCGGCGAAGTCCCATAGCCCAGCGAGAAGATCGGCCTCGGTGATCGAGTCATCGGAGAGCGCGCCCTGCACTTCCAGGTTGTCCACGTTCAGCGCAGATGCTGTCTGAATCGCGGATGCGGTGTAGCCGCTGGATGCCGAGTAGGTGATGCCAGATATCAATAGATCGGCAACGTGATCGGTGAACGCGAACACCTGCCCGTCCCGGCGGGTCACCTTCCAGCAGGTCGCGAGCGTCGTCACCTGGCCTGCGATATGCGCCAGGAGCCATGCGGATAGCGACTTCACAGCCTGACTTCTTTCAGACCAAGCTCGGCAACTTCGAAGAGCTGCGCGCCGATCGTGCGGACGTTGAACTGGTCCGCCGTGAACCGGCAAGGCGTGTCGAACTGCCCCGCCCAGGACAGGATGTCGTCGGCCTGCGGGTAGGCGTAGGCAGTGCCGCCGGATGCGGTGAGCGTCGGCGAGCCGCCGGTGTTCGTGCTGATCGTCCAGGTGTACCCGGAGGGCGATCCGAGCACCTTGTTCGTGATCGTGTGCGCGAGACCGTTGAGCAGTGATGCGGCCGTCCCGGTGATGCCGGTGATGTAGACCTTGTCGCCGATGCCGAGGCCGGTGATATCTGCCGCGGTCTCAAACTGGTGAGACGCCCCGACGATGTGCGCGGTGATCGACTCGGTGTCGTCCGGAGTGAAGGTCGCGATGCCGGTATCGACGTCCAGCGAGTAAACGGTCGGGCTGCCAGAATCGAGCGCGATCGCGTTTCGGTAGACCGTGGACGAACCGCTGACGATCTTCGTGATCGCGCGGTCGAACGTCTCCGAGCCGAAGGTGTAGCGCTTGTAGAGTTGATAGGTCGGGTAACCGGTGCCGATGCCGGTTCCGAGCAATCCCTCCGTGCTCGCGACAATGTAGTCCAGCCAGTCCCGAACCCGGAACGAATAGGCGGCGCCTCGCACAGCCAGGAAGAACGCGTGCAGGGTCTTCAGCGTGTCCAAGCCCCGGACGTACTCGACCCGGTAGGTGCGCAGCGGCGTCGCCATGCCGATGTTGCGCTGCTCGTAGCCGGAGTTCTTCTCGACGATCTCGGTGAGGAAGGCCGGCCCACCGACCATGCCGATCCGGACATCGACCGGCATCAGGATCTCTTTGTGGCTCATCCGTTACGCTCGAACGCCCGGCGAGCGCCCTGGTAGGCGGTTGCGCCGATCTGTTGCTGCGTGCGTGGATCGGACCCGCCGCCGCTGATGGTGAAGTTCTGCACCAGGGTCATGCCAACGCCGCCGGCCCCGTTCGGCACGATGTTCCCGCTAGCACTCGGTCGGAAGATCTCCGGCCCCTGCTCGCCCACGATGTATGGCATGCCGGCGTAGACCGGTCCGCCACGGGCGCGGAAGAGCCCCGCGAAGATGGACGCGAAGATGCTGGTTATCCCGCCGCCGTCAGGTGCGCCGTTGCGATGCTCGACCGGGGCGCCGCCCTTGAGCGAGCCGAAGATCTTCCCCGCGATGTCCTGCGCGACCAGGCGATTCACGCTCTGCAGGATCGAGCGCGCCATGTCGTTGAACGCGTTCTTGACCGACTTGGTGCCGTCCAGGATGTCGGTGAAGAAGTTCGAGAGCCCGGTCTCACCGATCTCCCGGAACTTCTGCTTGACGAGATCGGCGCTCGCCGCGAGCTCGTCGACCTGCCGCTTGAAGTTCTCGGCCTGCTGCTTGGTAACCGGGTTGTCCTGCGCGGCGGCGATGTCGCTGTAGGCGTCGGCGATCCGGCGTAACTGCTCGAGTGCCGCCTGGCGGGCGACGCTGGTCTGGCGGAGTTGCCCGAGCTCGCCGAGCGATCCGGTCTCGCGCTCGGTGCGGATGCGGGATTCGGAGTTCGCCAACTGGTCCTGGATGATTCCGGCTTGCTGCAGCAGCGCGTTGATCTTCGCCTGCGCGATGGCGGCCTGCTCGGCGCGCTCGATGAGATCCAGTGCGCTGTTGTCGCCCCGGTTCTGTGCTTGAGTGCGCAAGTCGCGGACGCCCGCAGAAAACCGCGCGCGCGCAGCCCCCTCGATATTCCCGCGAAGCTCCTCGACCTGCGCCGCGATCTCCGACACCTGCTCCGCGTATTGCTCTGCGGCCTTGGTCGCCTCGAAGAACCCGATGACCGAGGTCTGCGCGAACTTGCGCTGCGCATCCTCGGCGCGGGCCTGCGCTTCAGCGATCCGGGTGTCGATTTCTGTGCGGTCCGAGCCCTTCGGCAACTGGTCGCGGAGCCGCTTCAGCGTCTCGACTTCCTTCTGGTTCGCGGCGATCGTGACGGCCAGGCCTTGCTCCTGCAGCCGCTTACGCTCGCTGTAGAACGTCTCGAAGGCGATCAGGTTGCGCCCGAGCATCGCGTTCAGGATCTCGATCGAGCCGACAACCGCGGCTTCCTCGTCCTTCACGACGCCAGCCAGGCGCTTCAATTCCTGCTCGGCCTTGGCGCGCAGTGCGGCGAGCGCCTCGGACGCGCCACCGCTTCCGGTTTGCGGTGGCGCTGCGATCTTCTTCGGTACCGCGACCTCGCCCGTGATCAGCCCGGGCGTGGTGAGCACCTTGAGATTCGCCTGGAAGGACTGCAGGTCGCGCAGGATGATCGTGCGGTCCTTGAGCAACTGATTCGTGCGCTCTTCGTTCCCCTGCCGCGCGTTCAGTTGCCGGTCGTTCGTGGCAAGCTGCGCCTCGAGCTTGGCGATCTGCTCGCGCGTGTACTCGACCTCGTCGCCGATGGCGAAGGCGCGGATGCCTTGAGCCATCGAACTCCAGAAGCCTTCCCCCGCTTTCTTGCCATCCAGGAAGGCCTGAATGATTCTGTTCACCGCCGGCAGCAGTTCGTTCAGCAACGAGACCTTCGCCTTCTCGGCGTTGAGTGCTAGCAATGCCATCTGGTCGTTGAACTTGCCGGACGCCTCGGTGATTCCGGGATCGAACTTAGGCCCGAGCTTGTCGACATCTCCGCCAAGCGTGCGCATCTTCTCGGCGAACTGGTCGACGACTCGGCCGGTCTTGCCGAAAGCCTCGCGGAGCAACGCGACCTTGTTGTCGGAACCCTCGAATCGATCAATCTGGGCGAGCGCTTGCTGGAAGAGTCCGGCGAAGTCCTTGGACTTCAGGTCGTCGGCGGCGATGCCGAGATCCTTCATCAGTTTCAGCGCGCCTTCGTCGCCGCCGCGCGCCTTCGAGACTTGACCAGCGAACTTGTCGAAGATGCTGGCGAGATCTGCGACTTCGAGCCCGACCACCCGGGCGACGCCGGCGAATTGCGATATCTGGTCGGACGCAATACCGAAGGCTTTTCCTAGATCTCCGATCTCTGCGGACTTCTTCACCAGCAGATCGATCTCGCGCGCGACGATGGCCACACTGAGACCGGCGAACGCGGTGCGCAGCAGCGTGCCCGCCACCTTGGCCGCGCCGCCGATGGAGTTCAGTTGACCCTTCATCTGCTCGGTCTCGCGCGTGAACTGCGCGAGCTTGAGCTGCGTGTCAACGATCAAGCTACCGATGCTGGGCATCTTGGAGCCTCTGGGCGAATCCTCTGATCACGAAAAGTTGTGCGATGAACCCCTCGGCGTCACGGACGTCGAGAAGCTCGGCGACGACATCGAGCGCGGCCCACTCGATCTGCTGACCCATCATGTGCCACGCGGAGATCGCGGCTTGAAACGCAACATCAGGTTCGCGTGACTTGATAGGGAGGGTCGTTCCCTCCAGCCACGCTAGGAGTTTTTTTCCGTCTCCGCCTGCGCGCGTCGAGCGGCAGACCACTCGTCGAACTTCTCGAAGAGCTTGCTCGATACGACGAGAAGGGCGGGGACGTGATCGGCGAACCAAGACTTGAGCAGCGCGGCATCGAACTCCACCGGCTTGTCCGGCTTGCCGTCGTCGACGAACATCGACTCGGTCGCGCCTTCCCATCCTTCGATGTGGCGGACGACCCAGGCGATGATCTTCTCGTCGTCGTTCCCGGTCGGGTAGCCGACCGTTGTCGCGGCCTGGGTGGGTCGAACGCAAAGCAGCGTGAGCCCTTCGCACTCGACCCGGAACCGCTTGGCCGCATGGGCCTTGGCGAGCAATCCTTGCGACATCGGATTACGACGCGTAGAACATCACGTCTTTGAGCGGCGTGAACGCGGTGACAGCAGTGGCCGCGCCATTCGCCGGCAGTTCGAAGCCGGAACCGCCCGACACGTTCGCATTGAAGATCGCGAACTCTCCACCAGAGAACGCCACGCGGAAGGCCAGGTCTTCGTTCGCCTTGGTCGCCGCCTTGATGAGCGTGACCGCTTCCTCTAGCGGAGCGAATAGTCCGTTGATGCTGCCGTCCGGCGCGTCCGGCAGGCCGTAGGCGTATTGCTTGACCCGGTCGATCAGCGTCGTGATGTCGATCTTCGCCGGGGCCGGATTCGGCATCGAGATCGTCTGCGCGCTGGCGAAGGTGGCCCACGCACTGACCTCGACCACGGTGCCAGCAGACCAGTCGGAGTAGTCCGTGGTATCGAGACTCTCGAGCGTGAACCCGTTGGTCGTCACGGCCTTGATGCGGCAGGCCTGCTGGTGCAACTCGACCATGCCGGCGGTGACACTGAATTTCACGACATCGCCGTGATCGAATGTGTGGCCCGGCGCAGTAACCACGCCTTCTGTTGCCTTGGTGACACCGGTGACCGTGACCGGCGAGGAGAGGGTCTTTTCGACGCTGACCGTGACATTGGTACCGATGATTGCCATTGCGCGCTACTCCTTCGACGGAAATAAAAAAACCCGCCGGGTGGCGGGCTTGTTGGTGACGCTCTTTGCTACGTAGTCAGGCGTGCCAAAACGAATACAGAACAGGCTCGACGAACTGATCGACCGCGGGCTCGTAGTCGTCCGGGTCGGCGGGCTCGCGCGTGCCGGGCTTCAGTGAAGCTGCAGCCTCGATCGCGGTGCGCACGCTATCGGCGAGCGACATCGCTTCCAGGTACGTGCGCGCCCAGCAATCGAACACGAACACGAAACGCGTTGTGCCGGCGTAGCCTTGCAAGGTCATCAGCGGCTCGGACGACACCTTGCGGTACACGACAAGCGGCAGCGCCGCGTTGTCCGGTGCGGCTTCCGGATAAACCCTGCCGCCAGCCACCGAGGCAAGTACGGTCTTGATGTCGGACTGGATGGTCATCTACGGCGCTCCGAACCATTCCCGCGTGCGCCCGGACATCGAGCGGATCTTGTCGCCATGCTCACGGCGCAGCCATGCCCAGGTGTCGTTTGTCTCCGGGTATTCCCGGACCTCTTCGTGCGGCGCATGGAACCGGCCGCTGCCGTCCATCGGCACGCCGCACAGCACGATCGGGGAATAGCCGAAGTGCAGCGCCAGCATCGCAGCGAAGCAGCCGGACGTATCCGGGACCATGTCGCCGAACCAGACGAAGTCGGCCTGCTCGGCGTGCTTCTTCCAGCAGTGCGTGAACGTCATGCCACGACCCAGCCTTCGGTCATGGTCCTCGGTGATCGTCATGTCCCGCAGCGGCATGCAGGTCGCGAACATGCGTCGGTGCATGCTGACCCAGTGCAGCAGGCGCGGCGCGAAGCAGCCGGCGACGTTGCACGCGATGGTCGGCACGTCCTGATACGGTGACGCTGCCAAGTCATCCCAGCAGCCTCGTGCGGAGCCCAGGACATTGACCGGCCCGGATGCCCCGCCGACAAAGTGCGGCTCCCGATTCGTACAGACGAACATCAGCGCGCGGCCTCATTCAGCCCTTCACGCATCACGCGCTCCATCTCGACGAAGGCCTGCTTGCCGTGCGACTTGTAGGCGGGCTCCAGGAACGGCCTGGGCGGCACCCTGCGCCCGGTCGACTTCGCTTCCCGGCGGCGCGCCGTGATGAACCTCGACCCGGTCGACGTCTTCCGCGGCACGATGCGGTGCCCGAACTCGACCCAGCCCGCGTAGTAGGCGTCGCGATTCGTGCGCCCCCTGGCAACGCGGCGCTTGCCTTCCTTGTTCCCGCTTCGTGCGCGCACGAGCGACACCGCCAACTGATCGCGCCGGCTGCGCTTGGGCGAGTAGTGCCCGAAGAGCGCCCGACGCAGTACGCCGGTTCTCCGTGGCGCGTTCGACCGCGCCTGACGGGCAATGACCCTGGCAGCAGCAACAACCGCGCGCCGGGACACGACCCGCCGCATCTTGACCGACACCGACTCGAGCTTGGCCAGGACTTCGGGCAGGCCCTTGATCTCCACTTCCACGGTGTTGGCCACTACTCCTCCCGCGGCCCTTCGGTGCAGACCAGTTCCAACGTACGATTGCGTTCGTCCAGATTGCGCACGCCCTCGATCGGCAGATAGCGACCCTCGAACACGATGCGCCAGGAGTTATCGACCGCGGCGATCTCGGCGCAGTAGCGCACCGTCACCCGATGCGAGATCGCCATGTGGTTTTGTGCGGCGACGTGGCGCTCGCCGGTGGATACCGGAGCAACCCCGGCCGGGTAGTCCGTGACCACCGCAACCCAGGGCGTCGTCGGCTCGCCCACGGCATCGGTGGTCGCGCTGGTGCTCGGCTTCTGGATCGTGATCCGATGCCGGAGCTTCCCGCCTTGCATAAGTGTCAGACGATGCTGAGTACGCGGTAAGGGTTCAGCAAGAACTGAACGCCCATCGGCAGTTCGGCAATGCTCGGCGTCTCGGAGACCGATTCGCGATGCTCGAACCAGTGACCGATCGCGAGCTTCATCGCCTGGATCAACGGCATCGGCACGCCGGCACCATCAGCGCCGTACCCGGCCACATACCGAATCGCCACCGCGCCCAACTGGTCATAGGTCGCCGGCCAGGGGCCATTCGCCACCGGCGCGATCCCGCCCGGCAGCCTGTCGTCCAGCACATTCACCAGCACCAGCGCGTCATCGACCTGCGGCGACCCCGTGGTGTCGTGCAGCGTTGCCGTAGCCCCGGAGCCGTCCAAGTACGTCACCAGCGACACCGAGCGCAGCGGCGGGCGCGGTAGCTCGATCACGGTCGGCCTGCGCAGCGCGATCGCCTGTCCGTAGATGAGCGGCGGCTCGAAGTAGTCGAGCGTGTATTCCAGCGTCTGCGACATCAGCGCGCGATGCGTTTCGTTCTCGATCATCGACCGCGCTGCGGTCACCAGCGCCAGGATGTAGTCGTCCTCGCTGGAATGCGTGACCCGCAGGTGAGCTTTCGCCTCTTCCAGCGTGATCGGCTCGTCGGTCGGGGCCGTGATGACGCGCAGTCCCATCAATCCACCCTGGAGTTCTGGACGTTGAAGGTGCCTTCGGCCGCAGCCTGCCCCGAAGTCACGCCCGCGAATCGATACCGGTAGCGACCAGCGGAGGCGATCAGCCAGTCGACGTGGTAGTTGCCCAGCGAATCTCGAACGAGCTCTACGTCCGTGCCGTACAAGTAGGTCGTGACTGTGCCGGCCGGATCGCGCATCTTGAACTGGACGCCGCCCGGATCCTGCGCGTCGTCGTCGATATCTGTGAACGCAGCACTCAGGCGGATCTTCGTGCCGACGGCGTAGACATTGATGCTCACGCGGCAATCGCCTCCGATAGCGTGCAGTTGTAGAGAGCCCCATCATTTGTTGAGCACTGGTGGAGCGCTTCCTCATTCGCGGCGCACTGGTAGAGAGCGACATCGCCAAGCTCAACGATCAGAAGCAGGGCGGTCGCGGCGCCATTGGCGCCCGCGATCGTCGCCTTGAGGCCAGCAAGGGCGGCGACTTCGGCCGCGCGTATCGTCTTGACCGTATCCGCGCCAAGCACACCCTGTACGGCCGCCAGCGTCGCTATGCGGGCCGAGCGTGCGTCCAGCGCAGCAGCAGCGCCGGCGATGGCAGAGATAGAGGCCGACCGCGCGGTGACCGCCGAGAACGATCCGGAAACGCCCGCCGAGCCGCTGATGCCTGCCGATGCGGCGTCCGATTCCGGAATGACAGACCCGACGACGCCGGCGAGCGCCTCCAGCGACGACACCGCGCTGCGCAGACCGGAGATGCTACCGACAACCCCTGCCCGACCAGCGATGGTCGATAGGCGTGCCGTCGTCTTCGTGATGCTGACCAGCGCGCCCAGGATGCCGTTGAATTCGGCGCTACCTGGGACCGCAGTCTGGATCGCGCCGAGCAGGCCGTTGACGGCGCTTGCCCCGGCCGCCGCGGCTTTCCTGCCGGTCGATGTTGCGACCACTCCGGAAGCGCCGACTACTGCGGCTGCGCGTGTTGACTTCGCGGTGTAGGCGGCCGCAACGCCGAAGATTCCGGAAATGGACGCGGATACGGCGCCGCCGCCGGCCTCTGTTTCAATAACCCAGCCGTAGCCGGGTAGCAGATGCGCCTCATCCGTCGTCTCAATGACCCAGCCATAGCCAGGCAGGAGTCGTGCAGTAGCCATTACGCGATGCTCGCGCCGGCCAAGTCCACGTACACGGTCTTGCTCGCCGCGAATAAACGGACCTTGAAATGCACGTAGCCCGCTTCCTGTGCCGTGAATGCAAGCGAGAGCTTCTGCTGATTCGGGTTGCTCATCCCGGTCGTCGTCCAACTCGCTCCTGAATCGTCCGCTTGCGCTGCCGGCGTCGCGAACACATCCGCAGCCTCATCGCTCGCGATTGATCCCAGCGGAAACCCGCTGGTGCCGAGGTACTGCAGCTCGACCGCGATCTCGTCGTCATCGAGATCAGTGGCGCTGTCGTGCAGGAACGGAACGGTCAGCGTTTGCGAACTGCCAGTCGTTGCGTTCCAGATCGAGCCCTCAATTTCGAGAGCCAAGTAGGGAAACTTTGGATTCGCGTTCGACGCCATGCGCATCGAGACCGCGCCACCGCCGGAACGCACCAGCGTTTCTTCGTCGACGATCGTGCCGGCGTAGTCCACGTAGCCGGTCGCCCAATTTGAATCACCGCTGTCGCAGTTATGCACGCGCAGGACCAGACCGCCTGGGCCGCTATGCGTGCCTGTGGTGAGCGCGAAACCGCTCGGGAATTTGCAATTGCGCACCAGGATGTCGTATGGCGCGGTCCAGGCGACCGACGCGAAGTTCGTCCAACTCTCACCAGACCAGTCGCATGACTCGATCAAGGCCGTTCCGGACGAACCGTTGACGCCGGTGAACAGCGTGGTCGGCGTTGATCCTGACGCGTCGATCGAGCACTCCCTGAACACAAAGCGCCCGATGCCCATCGAAAAATTGTGCTGCGTCGCGCCGAACTTCCAGGTGCAGTTACTGAACACGAACACGTTGTCATCGGCATTCCCGACGCTACGCGTCCCCATCTGCAGGAACGATCCGGTCGCAACCGTGCGCATCTCAAATATGCAGTTTGAGAAGTACAGGCCGGAGGCGACTGTGCTGCCGAACGCGATCAGGCAGAACGCGTTGTTGTTCGTGCCGCCGAGAAACGCCATCCGTTCGACGTATGCGAACCCGGTCAACGTGAGCGATGCGTTCGCGGCGCCCACAGCGACTGTTGCGGCGGTCGATCCGTTCAGAGCCGTGGCCGGATCAGCGCTGTCTGAGGCAACGCCTAGCATCCGCAGCCCAGGAGATGTCGGGAACGTGAGCGTCACAGTGCCAGCCGTGCTTTCCGAATGGCTCGGGCCAGCCCATATGGTGTCCGCGTTCGTTTTGCTCGCAATCGCCGCGGTCGCGGTCAGATAGGCATCCGCCCACGTCGTACCATTGGCAGCGCCGCCGGCCGTTGACAGCAGGCGATAGTCAGCCACGCGACCTATCCATCGGGGTCACCCCTACTCGCGCCGCATCCTCCGCGGTCATCGTGCCACCGCGGATCGCGTCTCCCACTGCCTGCGCGAGTTTTTCATCGGCGGACGCGCGCTCGGCCGATGCTGCGGCCGCCGCCGCAAGATCGGCATCGATAGCCGCCGCGCGCTTGGCCATGATCGCGTCCGCATCCATGGCGTCCGTCAGCCGGTACAAGGACGTGATCACCTTGCCGTCATCGATCGTGTGGTACTCGGTCGTCCAGCGGGAGCCGTCGCGCTGAGTGTGCGCGTCGGATTCGTAGCGACTGGAGACAACGCGAGGCATTTACGCGCTCATCGCCAATGTCGCCGCACTCACCTGGAACGTCCCCTGCGATCCGAACGACTCGGGTACGATCTTCGATACCTTCACTTCGCCGTTCGGATACCCGGTGAGAGGAATGCCGACGCCGCCCAAGGTCGCGGCCACCGAGAATGTGTCCGTCGTCGCATTGATGACGTAGTAAATCGTTCCTTCAACCAACCCGGTCGGAGGCGTGCCGCCGTAGAACACGACTTTGTCGCCGTTGCTGTAGCCGTGCGACGGGATCGTGATCACGCCCTCTGGACTGCCCAGCAAGATCGCGATGATCTCCTTCTCGCTCCCGCCAACAGCGAACATGCCGAGAAACTGCGACGGCGAACCCAGGCCCCAGAGGCCGACGAACTGCACCTCGGTGGCGGCCGGCACGTCAAGCGTTGGCGTAGAACTCGATGCCTTGGAGCCAGCAGACGCCGCGCTGAACGTGATCGCCTTGCGCGCGTAGGCGGGCGATCCGCCGGTCACCTCGTTCGCTCCGCTCGCGCTGTACGCGGTGTGCAGCGATACGTCGGCCGGCAAGAGTGCGTCCAGCGCATAGTTCTTCGCGGCTGCGGTCAGCATGGCGTGTTCCTTCTGGTGTCAGAAATGAAAAAACCCGCCACGCGGGCGGGTTCTGTTCTGGTGAAACGGTGGTGCTAGTCGGTCAATCCCAGGCGAGGATGTAGTCGCCTGATTTCCTGGCTTTCAACTGCGCGCCGAGCGATTGCAGGTAATCGACTGCGGCGGTTTCCGGCAGGCCGAACTTTTGGGCGCGGCCCGGTTTCTGTTCGACGATCACGCAGGGCTTGCAGCGGAGCAGAGTTTGCTCGGCGCCTTTCAGCACCGCGAGCTCGCCGCCCTCGCAATCGATCTTGATGAAGTCGACATCCTGCAGTTCGAAGCTGTCGAGCGTGCGCAGCGGTATGTCACCTTCGCCGCTCACCCAGGAATCGCCGCTGCTGCCATGGCTCGTGTGCATCGAGATCGAGCCTTCGTGGTCGCCGAGCGCGCAGGCGTGCAGCGTCACGTCATCCGCCAGACGGTCTCGGATGTTCTCGGCGAAGCATTCGCGGTGCGCCGCCACGGGCTCGAAGGCGTGCAAGTAGTCGAACTGCCGCGCAAGGTAGTAGGACCAAAGTCCAACGTGCGCGCCACAATCAACCGCGACGCGCTTCTGCTTGCAGAACGACAGCGCAAGATCCTGCTTCTTCCCCTGATAGCGCAGCCGGCCGTCGACGGTCTCGTTGACCTTGGTGAGCCAGTCGATCAGGTGCTGCTCGTGGTCGGGGAACATCCATCCGCCGAAAGCCTTCATTCGCCCAGGATCCTTTGAAGTTCGCTCAACACTCGCTCCGGCTTGATGCTCGCCATCCACCGCGCACAGTGTTCGCACGGTACCCGCATTCCGCAGGCATCGCCAATCGACGCACCGAGGTTCAGGTGCCCCTCGTAGCCGGTGAGCTCGACCGGTGTGAACGACCCAAAGATCACAACCGCGCGCAACCCAACCGCGGCCGAGATATGGTGCAGCCCGCCCTCGGGTAACACCGCCGCGCGCGCATACTTCAGCACCGCAGCGGCATGAAAGATGCTCGGCGTATCGATGAACTCCGCGCCGGTAAGCGTTGGCGTACCGGGCGCCCCCATCTGCGTCAACTTCAAGCCGGCCTCGCCCGCGAGATAGGCCAGCTTCTCCCAGCGCATGAAGCCCCACTGCTTGTTCGGGCTCGCCTTCTTCTTGATGTGCGGCTCGACGATGATCCTGCCGGCATGCGTCCGACCGAACTCCTCGTCGGATGCCGTCAAGCGAATCTCGGCCGGCGTCGGCCGGAAGTCCGGGTTGTACGTCCACTGCTGTGGCGACTTGCCCAGGTGGTACGGCCGCACGCCCGGGCCGTTCACGATCCGCACGAACTTGCCCTGCTCTTCCGGGCGCGCGATGAAGTCGAGCCCTTCCCACAACGGATGCCAGCGCGGCACCCCCTCCCGCCCGAGTATCTGCGCCCTGCGACCGCTACGGGCGAACTCCGCCCTCGCCTGACCTGCGGCGAGAAGCTCGTCCCCGATCCCCAAGATTCAATGCAGCCCGAGCAACCCTACCGACGGCGCTGCATACACGAAACGCTGATCCGGCCGCGCCCACGGCAACTGCTCGCCGGCGTCGACGTCCATGCCGATGTGTTCCTGCCAGAACTTCTTCCAGTCCTTGAACGGCATTGCCGCTTCGAACTCAATGAAGGACGCGTCCGAGAACCAGAGCAGCTGCGCCGGCCCGTTGTTGCCGATCACGTTCACGGCCGCCAGTTCGTAGCACGCCATGCGCAGATCCAGGTTGATGCCGGCATATCCCTGGCCGTTGCGCAGCTCGTCGGCCGTGTCCTCGATGCGGATCACCCGGTGATAGTCCAGTTCCAGCGCATCGGCGATCGCGTGGTACGCGGCCCGATCGGCATTCCTGCCGGGTTCGTACGTGTTGCGCAGCGTGATCGTCGCGAGGTTCCTGCCGCTCGTGCTGAGCCAATGCCGCACCGAGCGCTTCGCGTGCTCTGACGCCTTCAGCCGCGGTATTACGCGACCGGCGCGTGCGGCCTCGACGATCGGGCGCACCAGATACTGCTTGTTCTTGAGCGACTGCGCGTTCCAGTCTGCGGGGAACACCGCGTCCCCGTGCAGCCGCGACGCCTGTTCCGGACCGGTCGCCAGCGTCACCGTGGCGCCAATCAACTGGCAGGCAGGAATGACCAGGTTCCACAGCCGCCAGTGCATCTCGTGCGCGTCGTAGAGGTTACTCTTGTCGCGGAACATCCCGCCGACGCCCTTCGGGTCCGGCATGATGACGACGTGCAACCGCTCGCAACCCGCGTCCTCCGCGGCCATCTTGGCGCGCACAAGGAACGGGATGAAGTCGAAGCTGACCGGGCCGATGGCGAGGTCGTAGAAGGCGGCGAGCGTTCTCAGCGCCGCACCTCGTACACCCCCATCCATTCCGGCTTCCCCGACACCGGCTCGACACACGTCACCGGCTCGCCGATCAGGTTGAACCGTTCGGCCATCCAGGGCCCGACCGGGTGGATCCCGGGTTGGCAGCGCACCATGTCGATAATCGGCGTCGGCAGGCGGATCACCACAAGCTCGGAGGCGTAGCGCACCGCCCATTCAAGCAAGCGCATCGGATCGCGCGCCTTGTGCAGAATCGAGAGCAGCAGCACAACCTCGTAGCTCGTGCGCAGTTGCTTCTCCAGCACCGCGATCTGCGGCAGCTTTCGCAAGTCACAGTTGAAGAACCGCATCTCGCGCCCGACGCACTGGCGCTGCGCTTCCTCGATCTCGTACTGCACGCACGTGACACCGTCCACGCTGGCGGCGCCCCAGGCGTCGATGCAGTGGCGGCCGATCAACCCCTCGGCCGAGCCAAGCTCAAGAATATTTCTGCCATTGAATCTTGTGGAAACGGTCTCCATCCCGAGCAACTGTTGCTCGATCGTCCTATCGCCTTCTTGGACGCCGTCTATCTTAAACCAGCCCTTTTTCATGCCCTTGTGAAGAACCTGTTTTCCAGTTGTGCGCGCCTGGCCTTTGCGCTATCGACTGAATCGAACCGGCCGCCCGCTATCGTCCTTCCGTGATGATGAATTGTGACCGCCCATTTCTTTCTAGCGACATCCCAATAAACTCCGCGAATACCAAGACGATTGTTCTTCTGCGGACCGTTGTTTTCCATATTCTGCTTTCTGGTTGCCAAGCGCAGATTGCAGAGCCTATTGTCCGTCTTGACCCTATTGATGTGATCGAGATCTTCCGAAGGCCATTCACCATACACGTACAGCCACGCAAGGCGATGCGCTCTGTACTGAATTCCTTCAATACTGATCAATGTGTAGCGCGGCGGGTTCCTGGTCCCGGCAATGTCTCCGGATCGAATCCGGTTCGATGTCCGAACCTTTCGCGTAAACACCCCGGTCTCCGGGTCGTAATCCAGCAACGCCCGCAGTCTCTCAGCCGTAAGCGTAGAATTTCGCGCAGTCATGATCGACTCCTATCAGTCGGTTGTGATCAGGGGCCGGCAACGTTCGCGCGTTGTTCGGCCCCGCTTATATGACAAGTCACTGCCATCGTCGTTCCGCATCAATACCTCGCCATGTGCTCGACGACGATGCACGCGCCCTTCATCTCGAGCGCGCGCTGATACCGCGGCACCACCGACTGCGCGTCCGGTAGGTCGATCACCGGAATCGAGTGCAGCATCAGCTTCAGCGCATCGCGGTAGTCCTGGCGATGCTGCGGGCCCGGGTCCAGCGGGTAATTCGCGCCGATCGCGGTACGGATGATCACCTTCAGATCGCCGGCGCCGAGTTCGGGTAGCTTGTCCAGGTGATTCACCAGCTGGTCCATCGCGCAGATCAGGAAGTCCATGCGCGGGAAGAAGCTCAGCACGACATTGCCTTGCAGGGAAAGCCCCGTTGAAAACCCCATCTGAAAATTCTCGGCGACCGGCATCTCGATCCGACGGTCCATCGGGACATAGGCGAACGTCTCGTGCGCGCGCTGGCCGGGATATGCGACCGCCTGGCCGACGAACAGCGTACGCGGGTCCGCGGCGAGCATGGCCATCGCCCGCGTCAACTCGCCGAGGTAGGTCATCAGAAGTGCACGAACTCGCCGACGCCGACATGGGGGCACTGGCGCTTGTACCGATACTCATGAACCGGCACGCCACCGATCTGAACGCCCCAGCAATCATCGGTGGGACTGTCGCAACTCATGCGGTTATTCTCGACGTATAGACGCAATGGCAGGCCGTGCCCGCTCGCGAAGCGTAGCGCGTCAGCAAATCCGCCTGTGGACGCCGCCATATCCCCGACAAAGCACCAGACCTTCCTCTCGCTTCCGGCCCGATTCAACGCCGCCGCAACACCCACCGCAACCGGCAACATCCCGCCCACGATCGCCGAGCAATAGAACCGATGCTCCGGGAACATGAGCGTCATGCTGCGCCCGGCCAGGATGGCGTCCATCAGTTTGTCGCGCGGCACGCCGTGGAGCAGCGCGGCGTAATGCGCTCGATACGTGGCAAAGATCCAGTCGTCCGGATGCGGCTTGTTGCCCGCCCAGATGTTGAGCAGCCCTTCCTCGCTACCGAGGCCGAGATGCACCGGCCCGCGCACCCGCTTCGCCTTGAACGCCTCGATGACTTCGGCTTCGAAGGCGCGGAGGTCGTCAGCGGTCAACGCCGGAGTCCTTGTCGGTTAGCAGGAGCATTGCGTAGCCCACAAACAGGCCAGCGCATACTATGACCATGCCCAGCAGGAATGCAGCCTCTCCCGTCACAGCACTGTCGCCCGATACCCCAGCGCCTTCAGCGCCCGCCAGCAAGCCCCGTACAGCAGGCTGTAACCCTGCGAGATGCCGTCGACGTAGATGTGCGCCAGTTCGGCCTCGTCGTCGCTGTTACGGCCCAGGATGGCAGCCCCATGCAACCCCTGCTCGTCACCAACCCCAATCGCGCAGATCGGCTCGACCGGCGCCTTGTAGTGCCGATCGTGCTTGGCCAGGAATTCCTCGGCGACCTTCACGCTCACGGCGACTATGCGCACGCGACCTCCTTGTGCTTGTACTCCAGCGACTCGCCGGCCAGCCGCTTGAAGTTCTCGCGGTACCAGTCGACAGTCGTCCGCAGCCCGTCCTGCAGCCTGATCTCATCCGACCAGCCCAACTCGCGGCGGATCGTCGAATCGTCCAGCCAGTATTCCGCGTCCTTGCCTGGGCGTTCCGGCGCGTCCTCGATCACCAGATCGGCCGGCACGTTGAGCCCATCGCACACCAACTCGACCAGGAAGCGGATGCTCGTCTGCACCTCGGTCGATGCGTGGTAGGTAGCGCCGGGCTTGCCGCGCTCAGCCACCCGCAGGATCGCGCGGGCGACATCATCGATATGGATGAACGACCGCGTCGACTTGCCGCCGCCGTGTAGCGGCAGCTTCTTTCCGGACAGCGCACACATCACCGTCTTCGGGATGATCCGGTACAGTTGCTGCTCGGGACCGTACACGTTCACCGTCCTGGTGAAGCACACCGGAAACCCGTACTCGCGGTGCAGCGCCTGCAGGTGCATGTCGCACGCCGCCCGCGATACCGCGTAGGGCGTCGACGGATTGAACGGCTCCCATTCCTTCACCGGGCGCTTCGTTGCCCCGTACACCTCGGGCGTGCTGACCTGCACGAACCGACGAAGCGGTGCGGTCACCAGTGCGTCGGCCAGCCGCGCCATCGCGATCACGTTCGTCTGGTAGTAGTCCGCGGCATGCTGCCAGGACTCGCCGACCATGTTGAGCGCTGCGAAGTTGACGACCGTGTCGTAGCCGTCGCCGACCCAGTGGCGGATCGCCGTAGGTGCGCCCGGCGCATTCAGGTCGAACCAGGGGCGCTTCAACTCGATCGCCGGGTGTCCGTGCGCAGTCAGCAGTCGGCAGAACGCGGAACCGGAGAACGAATTCGCGCCGATGACGATGAACTTCATTCGGAGACCAGCCCCTGCGAGCGCATCCACGACAGGTTCACCGTGCGCGGATCGTCCATCTTGATCCGGCCGTCCTTCACCGCGGCCACGATATCGCGCGCCGCATCGGCAACCGTGTGCTTCGGCTTGAATCCGGCCGCCAGCAGGCGCGAGGAATCGACGCAGTAGCTCCGCTTGTCCGCGACCTGCGATATCCGCAGCTTCGACGGCACCTGCTCGTTGATGAGCCGCGCCAGGGTCTCGACGCTCATGTTCTCGAAGCCGGCGTTGTAGAGGCAGTGCCCGGGCTTGTCGAGCAGCCAGCAGTACAGGTCTGTGATGTCCTCGATATGGCAGTGCGGGCGCATCAGGTCGGAACCATGCGCGCCGCAATGCGCGACGATCTCGCCATCTCGCAGCGCCTGCGCGGTCAGCATGTTCACGACGACATCCAGCCTCATCCGCGGCGAGTACCCGCACACCGTTGCCGGGCGCACGATCTTGATGTCCATCTTCCCGGCGTAGGACAGCAGCACCCGCTCGGCGCACATCTTCGTGCGGTTGTAGTCGCTCACCGGCTGCAAGGGCGACTCTTCCGTCACCGGCCGATTGTCCTGGATGCCGTAGACCGAGGCGGAGCTTGCGAAGATGAACTGCTTGACGCCGGCCTCGGAGGCCAGTCGCGCCAGATTCATCGTCGCCAGGACATTCACTTCCCACGTGAGGCGCGCATCGAGCTCGCCGCATGGGTCGTTCGCGATGCCGGCCAGGTGGATAACGGCATCGAACCCGTAGCATGACAGGTTGTCGCCACGGATATCGCCCACCGCCACGGCGAGCCCCGCGTGCCGTTGGAGACTATTGCCGAACCATTGCGTATCCCAGACCGTGACTTCATGCCCGGCCGCGAGCAACTTCGGCACCAGCACGCTGCCCTTGTACCCACACCCGCCCGTTACGAGAACGCGCACAGCTTCTCCAGGATCTTCGTTGACGAATAGACCGGCGTATCGGTGAACACCACGCGACCGCCCAGTGATTCGACCAGCGCCTGCTCGGGCAGCCGGCCTTCGTATTCCTTGCCTTTGACGTACACGGTCGGGCGCAGCGTGCGGATCAGTTCGAGCGGCACCGTCTCGCTATAGACGATGGTGAGATCCACAATCTGCAGAGCGCGTACCAGTTCAGCGCGTTGCTGCTCATCAAACACTGGTCGCCCCGGACCTTTATCGATGAACTCGTCAGCGGTCACGCCGACCACGAGAAAATCACCAAGCTGTCGCGCCGCCTGTAGGTGGTACAAGTGCCCAACATGCAACACGTCGAAGCAGCCGGTCGCGAGAACGACCTTCACCGCACCGACACCACGCTATGCAGAATGGCCATGTGCGCGAGCTCGACCAGGCCGTAGTCGGCCGCCGGCACCCACATATTCACGTCGCCCTTCGCCCGAAGCACGTTGTTCGGATTCATCCCGGTCAGCGTCACCACCCGATCGCAGCGCACCACCCGCGCCGCATCGGCCGCCGCCAGGACGTTCGGCGACTTACCAGACGACGAGATGATCACCACGCTATCGCGCGGCGTCGCATGGTGCTCGATCTGCTTGGCGAACACCTGATCGTAGCCGGCGTCATTGCCCCAGCAGGTCAGGGCCGCGGCATCGTTGAACGCGACAGAACGAATCCCGCCATTCTTCGTCCAGTCGATCGCGCAGTGCGATGCAATCGCGGCCGATCCGCCGTTGCCGACGAAGATCACGCGCCCGCCCGTCTTGTGCCCGCGACGGAACAGCACCTGCAGGTCGCGCAGCGTCTCTTCCATGCCGAAGCGTTCACGGTGCCCAGCTTCGGTAATCTCAGTCTTGCCGATCGCCTCGCGCAGCAGATCGAAGAACCGCCCGAAAGTCCGGAAGTCGGCCTCGATCAGCGACCCTTTGCCGGTGTAGTACTTGCCCGGCCGGACCAGATTGAGCGGCGGCATATTCACGCTGTGATCGCGCGCCATGCGTCTCCGCTCCTCATCTCGTCCAGCGTCCACTGCGAGGCCTCGACCCGGCCCATGAATCGTTCTCGTCCTGGCGGCATCGCCGGGCGCTCGATCGCGTCGAACGTGCCGCTGAATGGCGCCGCCACGCAGGCCTCCGCGCAGATGATCGGTATGCCGACCGCAAGCGCCTCGATCGCCGCACAACTCGTATAGACCACGCAAGCCCAGGCGCCGCGCAGGTCGTCTGCGAGTTTCCGGGGCGTCCCCTTGCGCCGCACGCGTAGCTCCCGCGTCGTGTACTTGCGCAGCTGCACGCTGACATCCCATGCCCAGTCACCGAACGACCCGGCGACGACCCGCATGTACTCGTCCGACTGCGGGCAGATCACGATGTGATCGCCATCCTTGCGCCAGGGCGCGACTTCGATCTCGCGCCCAGGATCCGGGACCAGCTGCTGCACGCGGTTGCGCGCGACCCTGAACTTCAACTCGCGGTCCGCGTCGCGCCAGGCGTTGTCCAGGTAGAACCAGTCCCTGCCGTCGGCCTTTGCCTGCATCCAAAGTCGATTCCAGGCGGAGCGCACGCCGTAGAAGGCCGCAGACCCTGACTCCAGCGCCAGCGCGTCTGTGCTCGCCATGCGGCCGCCGGCGCCTTCGCAGAACGCCTCAAGCACTCGCCGCGACTTGGCTTTGTTGTTCTCGGCGTAGCAAGTGCAGGAAGGGTTCACCGCTTGCGATCTCCTGAACCGACCACTGCGCCCATGCGAGCGCATGCATTGCATTCTCTCGATACTCGCGACGCCAGAGCGCCTCGTCGATATGTGATCCGGCCGCGCCCCTACAAATCCAGTACGGCGCCATGCACACGACCGGGATACCCTCGATCAGCGCCTTGACGCCGACACTGCTGGACCAGATGACAACGCAGTGTGCGTCGCGCAGATCATCCTCCAGCGGCACCTGCGCT